ATATGGGTAGGATTATGAATTATTATTTTACAGGAGTATTGATTTTAGGATTTGTATTTTTAGCACTTTGTATGAAACCACTATGAAAATATCTGAGAACACATCTGTAGCTATGCCAATCAAAAATATGGTTGGTATTATTGTAGGAGTTGCTATGGGTATCTTTGCCTATACAGAAGTTACTGCAAGATTAACAAGTTTAGAAACATCAAGAGAATTAATGAACTCTGATCTACTTAAAAAGTCAGAACAAACTACAACTGATAAAGAGCAATATCTTTTATTGGAAGATTTATACGAAACTGTAGAAAAGCACCAAGAACTTTTAGATAAAAATATTCACACTCAAGTCATGTTAGATCACATAGAGGCACAATTAGATAAAGCATTAAAAGATATTGAAGAACTAAAAGATAAGGTAAGACAAAATGGAAACAATCATTAGTAGTGTCGTTGCTTTGTGTATGTTTGTGGCTGGAGAACTACAAGAACATAGAATCCAAGATAAAATGTCAGATTGTCTAAAGGGTAAAAGAGAAGCTGAAAGAAATGCTAACAGTAATATTGAATATAAGTGTGGCAAAGTTAAAGCTGAATTAGAAGAAAATATAGATGGAAGTAAGTCAATTAAAAAGATAGTATCCAAAGAATGAAATTCGTTTTAGCTTATACTATCTGCTCTGCTATAACAGGATTCTGTAATACTCCAGCAGTACACCCTATAAAATTTGACACTTGGACAGATTGCACTAAGGCTGGTGCTACTGTAACAATTAAAGTAACAAACGAATATAAACAAAAATTTAACGAGGAAAAATTATACATATCTTACTTTTGTAATGAAAATAACACTGACAAAACCCCAGCTTAAAGTATCATCAAGTAAATCGAGGTTTAGAGTTTTAGTAAGTGGGCGTAGATTTGGTAAAACTTATTTATGCATTACTGAAATGATGAAGTATGCGACAGGATTAAATAAAAAAATATGGTATGTTGCACCTACATTCAAAATGGCAAAAGAAATCGTTTGGTCTAAATTAAAAGAAATGTTATCACAATTTAATTGGATCGAAGATATTAATGAATCCAATATGACAATCACAATAAAAAAAACAGGAAGCAAAATATCACTAAAAGGTTGCGATGCTTACGATAGTTTAAGGGGTGTTGGGTTAGACTTTTTAATATTAGACGAGTTTGCTGACATAGACGAAAAAGCGTGGACTGAAGTTTTGAGAGCGTCTGTATCTGACACGCAAGGCGATGTACTAATGTGTGGTTCTCCAAAAGGTTATGGTAATTGGTCTTACCGTATGTACTTGAAAGGCCAAGATCAAGACAAAGAATGGGATAGTTTTCAATTTACGACTTTAGATGGTGGTATGGTTACTGAAGATGAAATAGAACAAGCTAAACAAGATATTGATATTAGAACTTTTAGACAAGAGTTTGAGGGTACATTTGAGAACTATGCTGGTAGTGTTTATTATAATTTTCACCCTGTAGAAAGCGTAGTAGATAAACAGATAGATTGGACAAAGCCTTTACATATTGGCATGGACTTTAATGTGGATCCCATGTCGGCTTGTGTAGGACAAATAGAAAAAGATAAAATATTTTTTTTAGATGAGGTTGTAATTTATTCAAGCAATACTGATGAAATGGTAGAAGAAATAAGAAACAGATACGGTACTAAGATTCCAATATTTATTTATCCAGACCCAGCTTCAAGACAACGTAAAACTTCTGCTGGTGGTAAGACTGATTTAAGTATCTTGCAAAACGCTGGTTTCAAAGTCAAATGCAAACTAAAACACCCAGCAGTCAGAGATAGGATAAACGCTGTAAATAGCAAACTCAAAGATTCTAATGGTAATAGGCATATTTTTGTTTCCAAAACTTGCAAAACTATTGTAAAAGGATTACAAAGACAAATATACAAGGAGAATACTAATATTCCTGATAAGGAAGATGGCTTTGATCACATGAATGACGCTATAGGCTACATGGTAGATTTTTTAAAGCCACTAACTACACAGGCACAGTTTTCTCGACCAACAAGATGGACTATGAAATAGTATGGCATACACTAGAGATCAAGCAATAGAAACCCACAAAGACTATTCAGAAACTTTAAATAATTGGGAATATTATATTAGATCATATAATGGTGGATATGATTATATGATAGGACAATACCTATCTAGATATAATTTAGAATTAGATAACGAGTTTAATCAAAGACTAGCAAACACTCCTTGTGATAATCATTGCAGAAATATTATACAAATTTATTCTTCATTCTTGTTTAGAGTTAGACCTAGTAGAGATTTTGGAAGTATGGAAGACGAACCTAGTTTAGAATCGTTCTTAAAAGACGCTGACTTAGATGGTAACAATTTAAATACTGTAATTAAACACGCTCAAAATTATGCATCTATTTATGGTCATTGTTTTATGATTTTAGATAAACCAAATATTCAAACAGAAACAAAAGCAGAAGAACTTGACCAAGATATAAGACCTTATGTTTCAATCGTCACGCCTGAAAATGTTTTAGATTGGAATTTTGAAAGACAACCAAATGGAAAGTATGAATTAAATTATCTTAAAATAAGAGAAGAAGTTGATAGAGAAAATGGGCAATATTTACGAATGTGGTATCCTGATAGAATTGATACTGTCTATATGCCTGAAAGAGAAGAGCCTCAACTAGTAGATACTGTTCCTAACATGATTGGTAAAATACCAGCAGTTATTTTGTACAATTCTAAATCTCATAAAAGAGGAATTGGCCAATCAGATTTGACTGACATAGCTGATCTACAAAAATCTATCTATAATGAATATTCTGAAATGGAACAATTAATTAGATTAACTAATCACCCATCATTAGTTAAAACTCCAAGCGTTAATGCTAGTGCTGGTGCTGGTGCAGTAATTGAAATGCCTGACGAGATGGAACCTAATTTGAAACCTTATTTGTTACAGCCATCAGGTGCAAGTTTAACAGCAATCATGGATTCGATTAATAACAAAGTAGAATCTATAAACAGAATAGCACACACAGGGGCAGTAAGAACAACTAAAACACAAGTTTCATCTGGAGTTGCTTTACAAACAGAATTTGAATTACTTAACGCTAGACTTTCAGAAAAAGCTGACAACTTACAATTAGCAGAAGAACAACTTTTTAAACTTTATGCGATGTTTCAAAATGTAGAATTTGATGGAGAAATTAATTACCCAGATTCATTTAACATTAGAGATTATGCAAGTGATTTATTATTTTATCAACAAGCAAAAGCAGTAGGCGTAGAATCTGCAACTTTATCTAAAGAAATTGATAAAGAAATTGCTAGAGCAGTTGTTGATGATGATAATAAATTAAATATTATTTTTGATGAGATAGATGTTAAATCAGAAGTAGGAGAATTTACACAAGATGAAGTACAGCAACAAGATGAAGAAGTAGAACAAGAAGAAATTTAATGAATGTCCGATATAGTCAAAGACGCTACACTTTACAGAATAAAGCAAATCGAACTTGCTGAAGCAGAATATTATAAAACTCTAGTTAAAACTTTAGATAAAATCGAAAGAGAAGTTATCTCACTTGTTAGCACTTTACCTTTAACTGATGGAAAGTTAGTAGAACTACAATCAGCTATTGCTATCAGGCCTCAAATCAAAGCAATCCTTGAAAGAGAATATTTAGCATGGTCAGATACGGTAGTCAGACAAGGTTTTAATAAACAATCAAAAAGGATTGAAAAAGGTTTTAAGGCTGTCCTAGAGAAAGCAAGAAAAAAAAACAAAGTTTCTGCAAAAGATTTAGCTGTTTTTTCAGAATTAACTAAAGGAGATTTAGCATTAATACAAAATCTTAAACAACAATTCTTTACACAATTTAAAGACGTATCAAACACATTCACTAGAAGATTAGCAGAAAAGGTTTATACGAATACATTAATAGGCTCTAACTTTACTGTATTAGAAAAAGAATTAAGACAAACAATAAATGGTATTTATGCAAGTGCAGATGACCTAGAAGCACAAAAGTTAATCGCTTATATAAACAGAAATAAATTTAATAAATCTAAAAAAGCACAAGTAGATAAGTCAATTCAAACTCTACAATCGAAATTTGCTAGAGATCGTGCAGGAGAAAACATGAAAAGATATGCTGGACAAATACTAAATGATTCTTTAAGAGATTTTGACGCTACCTTAAATTTTAATAAATCACAGGACGCTGGACTAACATTTGTTAAATATTATGGAGATATTATACCAACTACTAGAAGAATTTGCAGAAATGTGATTAGTGGAGTATATAACAAGCGTAAAAATGGCCTTTTTACTATTGACGAAGTAAATAAACTTTGGTCTAGTACAAGTTGGAAAGGTAAAAAAAGTGGTAATCCTCTAATAGTTCGTGGGGGTTATAACTGCAGACACCAATGGAGTTATGTCAATCCTGATTGGTATGACGAAGCTGGAGAACTAATAATATAAATAGGAGACTTATGTCGCAAGATACAGAGGTTGTTCAACCGAAAAATGAACAAGAAGAAAAAAAAGAAGAAGTAAAAACAGAAGCACCAAAAGAGAAAACTTTTACACAAGAACAAATAGACGTTATAATCAAAACTAGATTAGAGGCTGAAAAAACAAAAGCCCAAAAAATGCTAGAAGAAGAAGCAAAGAAAAAAGAAGAACTTTTGAAAGAGCAACAACTTAAAGAAGCCAAATCTAAAGCAGAAGTAGAAAAGGTTATGCAAGAAAGATTATCTGAAAAAGAACAAGAACTTAATAGATACAAAGAACAAATCAAAAAAGAAAAAGTTGATAATTCTATTTTGTCTATTGCAAATAAAGAACAATCTATAAACGCCCAACAAGTTGTAGCTTTGTTAAAAAATGAAGTTAAATACAATGACGATGGCAGAATAGAAATAGTTGATAATAATTCTAATGTACGATATAACGCACAAGGAGAACTATTAACTATTGAAGATCGAGTTAAAGAGTTTTTAGATGCTAACCCACATTTCCGTCAAGGGTCTAAGTCTGGATCAGGAAGCCAGAGTAGTATCGGTGGTAATACTGTTAAACCTTTTAATCTACAGGACTTGGACTTAACAAAGCCAGAAGATCGTAAAGCCTATCAAGAGTATAGAAAGAAACGAGATTCAGGGGCTGTTGAGATTAATTTAAACAAATAAACTTAATAGGTAATAAACATGGCAAACGAAAGCACAAGTTCTACGCTATCGGAACTATACACAGAGATAGTAGCAGAGGCTCAATTCGTTGCATCAGAACAATCTATCATGAGAAATCTTGTAAAAAATTACTCGATTACAGGTGGTGGAAAAGTTGTAGAAGTACCAATCTATGGTACAGTTTCTGCATCTGCTGTAGCTGAAGCAACTGATTTAAGCAACACTGCAATTAACCCAACATCTGTAAGCATAACTGCTTCAGAAGTTGGTATCATGACAACTCTGACTGATTTAGCAAGAAACTCAGCACCAAGAAATGTAGCTGGAGATATTGGTAAATTATTTGGTGAAGCAATCGCAAAAAAAATTGACACAGATTTAACTGCTAAATTTGATGGCTTCTCTCAAGAAATAGGAGATGGTACAACTGCTTTAAGTCCAGCAAACATTTTTAATGCTGTTGCGATTTTAAGAAAAAATGCAGTTCCATCAACTGAAATTTCTGCAGTTGTTCATCCTCTAAACGCATACGACCTTAAAGCTGGTTTGACTAATACTTTTGCAAACTCAAACGCAAACGATTTATCAAACGAAGCATTAAGATCAGGTTATGTTGGTACGTTAGCTGGTGTTAGAATATTTGAAACTTCAAATATTGCTGACACATCTGGTAACAATCCTGGAACTACAGGCGATTATAAAGGTGCTGTATTCCATAGAGATGCACTAGCATTAGCGATGATGCAAGACATCAAAATCGAAACTCAAAGAGATGCTTCTCTTAGAGCAGACGAGATTGTGGCTACTTCTGTATATGGTACAGGGGAAATCCACGATACTTATGGTGTTGAAATCAACGTAGATTCATCTATCCAATAGTAGGATACTTTGTGAGGGGGAGAAATCCCCCTTACATTTAATAAAGGAGATTTATGGTAAAATTAATATTATCAAATGAAAAAATGGTTACACTTGTTAAAGGTAATAAAAAAATTCAAAGAAGTGAAGTAGATTACGAAACAAATAAAAAAGTTTGGGATTTTAAAGGTTTTAAACTTGTCGAAGATGTTGTAAAAGAAGAAAAGGTTGTAGAACTTCAACCTAAGAAACGAAAAACACGAAAGAAAAAAGATGAACAAACTAATTAAACTTAAAGCAAAGAAATGGTCAAAATGGGTTTGGATTAAAGCAAAAAACAATCCTATGTATTCTATTCCATTAGCTTTATTAATAATTTATTTAATATGGAAATAACAAATGGCTAATTATACAGGTGCAGACGTTATCGTTGCTGGAGATGTAACAAAGTATCAACCAGACATTTTCGATTTTGGTATAGCTTCTAATTCTACTGAAGCTACAAATTTCTTTGCACAAACTACTAACGATCTATTTAGACAATTAAGAATAGAGTGGTGGCCAATATATAAAACTAACATTTTCACAGACATTACAGTTTTAAATACAGCAGAAATGGTTAATACAAAAGTTAACCTAGACCAATTTGAACGTGCTGGTGTTTATTTATTTCTTGGTAGATTCTTTTGCCACGCTTTAAGTAAGTTCAGGCCTGAAACAGAAAAAGATAGATTTGAAAGAATGGCAGAACATTATATGTCAGAATTTAATAAAGAATTTAGACTAATCCTAGAAGATGGTGTTGAGTATGATGTTGACGCTGATGGAACTATCGTATCAAACGAAAGAGAGCCTTTACACGGGGCAAATAGATTAGTTAGATAATGGCAGTACCTCTAATCCTAAAAAGAGTTGCAACAGGAATAGGTATTAGAAAATTAATTTCTAAAGATATTGATAAAGCAGAAATACCACAAAGTGAAGTTAATAAAATTAAAAGAGGTTTAGGTAATTTTGCTAAAGGTATAAAAATTAAAACTCAAACTAATTCTAAAGAAGTTATAAGAAAAGTTAATAAATTTGAAAGTGCATTAGAAAGAGCAATCGACAAAGGAGTTAAACAAGCTGGTTTTCAATTATTAGATAGAATAAGAACTAAAACACAAAAAGGAATTGATTTTAGAGATAAACCTTTTGCACCTTACAGCGAGGGTTATTTAAAAAGATTACAAAAAGAGGGAAAAGAAACTAATGTTGACTTATGGTATTCAGGAAAGATGTTAGGTGCTTTAACACCAAATCAAGCAATAACTAAAACAGGAAAACATAAAATTACACTTGGTTTTGCTAGAGCAGAAGAAAGAAATAAAGCATTATGGAATCAAGTAGTAAATAGTCCTAAAAGAGAATTTTTTGGCTTTAATAATAGAACAGAAAAGATTATAAACAAAACATTCAATAGATTTATTGAAAAAGAATTAAAAAGAGCAAGAATATGAGTGTCAGAGAAAATATCGCTAGTAATTTATTATCTACTATTTCAGGTATCTCTAGCCCTATAACAATTAAAAAAGCAACAAGACAACCTTTTATTATTGACGAACTTTCTGCACAACAATATCCAGCAGTCATAGTTCAAACGTCAGAAGAAAACAGAGATGATTCAGAGATGGGTAGTGGTGCTAAAACAAGAATAGGTACGATTGATTTTGTTGTATTAGGTTTCGTTAAAGGTGCAGAATCAAATATTGATACAGCAAGAAATCAATTAATTACTGCTATTGAAACAGCTTTAGAAACAGACCCTACAAGAAGTAACAACGCACTAGATACAGAAGTCATTCAAGTAGAAACTGACGAGGGTAGTTTATTTCCTGTCGGTGGAATAAGAATGACTATAAGATGTATGTATGAATATCAATCAGGTACACCATAATGGCTAAAGCAAATAAAGTAATAGATCAAGTTGAAAGCAAACTAGATGATATAGAAAAATTAGTAGATGAAATATCTCTATTATGTATGGACGCTAGAAAGAAAATAGATAACTTTAAAGAAGATGAAAGCAACGAAGATATAGAAGATTTTCCTGAACTTGACGAGTTCAATAATCTTGACGAAGAAGAAGAAAACTAATAAAAGGACTTATGGCTAAAGATATTAAATTATATAAAGGTAATTCAGAGATAGTTATTAATGAATCTAATCTTGAAC